AGCGTGCGGCGGAATCTGGCCGCTGCGAGCAGTGCGCGTGAATGGGCAGGTTCATCACCCGATCAACCGTCACCAGTAGCAACTGGGAGGATGTTTCGGTCGGCATGACGCAGATGCCGGCGCAGCTCGCGACCGACGGTCGCAAAGTCCGCATGGACATCACCGGCAGTGACTGGGGCGCGCGGGTCGATGTTGTTAACGGAGCTTCGGTAACGCGCGTCGTCGGTGGTGCGTACGACGGAACAGACTGCATACGGATTGTTCCGCCGTCTGGGTCCACGCCAAACGAGCATCAGACGTATTCCAGCATCATGACCGGGCTGGATCTTTCCATCTCGGGAACGAAGGACGTCGCGCAGGCCAATCTTGGGTTCTGCATCCGCTACGGCTCCAGATATTGGGATCTCTCTCACACCGCGAAAGTGACCGGAATTCAGGCGGCAACCTCAGTCGGCGGGGAGCCGCAGGCACAGGGTCGAGCGGCGATTTTCGAGAACTTTAAGGATCTGGGCGGCGGGGATTTACGTCGGGTGTTCTGCGTCACATCGATGACGACCCAGGCTTACAAAGAGCCCGACAACTGGATCGATCAAGGTCCAGAAACAGATTTTCTGTTCGTCCTGGGGAATACGAGCAACCACGCGAACGATCCGCCGCTGATCGCTACCGAGTGGCTGTATTTCGAGCAAGAAGTGGACTACCGGCAGAACCGCGGCAACGCCAACGGCCGCAATCGTCTAGACGTTTGGGCGAGGGGCGGTTACCTGGGCTGGTTGGATATCCCGCTAACGTGGGAGGCGACCTGGAGTTTCACATACGCATACGCGCGCCAGATCGAATACATCGGCGCGTTGTGGAATTCACCGGCGACTGCACACGCTGACAACTATCTGGAAGTCTCGCATCCGATTGTGGCGGTCAACCGCGCCAAAGACGAACGCATAGGTCCGCCGACTAAACAAACTAGGTTCGTGCTGTGACAACGTTCGTTGGCGACCTCTGGCATGCGGATGGCGGCGTCAGCACACTGTCGAACAGTTTTAACGTGGGTGCAGGAGATTACCTCCGCGTCTTCGTCATTGCCGAGGGCGGCGTCAGCCTTACGTCGATTTCGTTCGGCGCTCAGACCCCTACCTTCATCGTGGGTTCCGGCGTCACGGACATCCTAGGCGCCTACGAGGTCGTGGCGCCAACCACGGGTTCGCAGGTGCTTACTGCGAACCTCAGCGGGGCGTCGGGCCGTTGTGCGTTCTACGCCGTATCTCGCAGCGGCGTGAACCAGATCACACCGTCGGGAACGCCAGGAACGAATTCGGGAAGTGGAACGGCGGTATCTGCGACTGCATCGTCTGCGGTCGGCGAACTGGTCGAGGGTATCTGCCACGTTGCGCAGACAACGGTTACATCTGCCGGCGGGCAGACCGAAAGAGAGAATCAGGCCGACTGGCTATCGGCTGGCAGATCGTTCTCCGCAGCCGAGAAGGCGGGGGCTGCATTGGTGACATTGGATTGGACGATTGTCACGGCCGATTGGTTTGCATTGGCGATTCCCGTTATCCCGGCCGCGGCCTCTGCATCGCCGGTGTTGGGTCGACGCTATTTCGTGATGCCATGATCATCCAACAATACCTGCACGATCCGTTGACGCCCGATGAGCGCGTTCGATTGGAAGACCGCATCGTGCTCGTTGAGCGGATGCACGACGAACTCTCGCAGCAGTTGCTGAAGTCGTTGCTGGAAGAGCGCGAGCAGTGTGCTCCGCGGCTCGTTCCTTACGATCCGCGCTTCCATCAATGAACATCATCACCCCGTACACAAAAGGTGCGGGGTATTTCGTCAACAACGTCGCGCGGGCTCACAAGGACGAGGCTGATGTCCGTACCTGCACCCACTGTCAGGCCGTGATCCTGATGCAGAAGTGGAAAGACGATGGCGGTTTCTGCGGCCGATGTATGGCGCCCATCTGTGGCCCATGTGCCGACCGAATGTTGACGCACGGGTGCGAGCCCTTCGTCAAGAAGCTGGAGCAGGGAATGGAGGCCCGCTATCGGTTTCTGCAATTTTCGAAATTGGCGGGACTCGACAGACCGCCGCCGGGTTACTCCCCGGCCATCATCGTCGGTGGTAAGTAACTTAGGAGATGTGAGATGGCAACTTTCGGTGCAGAGCGAGGCGCGCACACGCCCTCGATCACGAGCGACAACTGGACGCTGGAAGCGAACGCGGCGGGCGAGGTCGGCAAAGTCAAAATGTTCTCGTGGGGTGGCCGCGGCACGACGTCGACTGGCTATCGTACGCGCTGGACGCGTCCGACGACCAACCCGACCGGTGGCGCCACGGCGATCACGGCGGGCAGTGGCAATCCGGCGACGAGCTCGGTCTGCCAAGCCGTGTCCGTTTATGCCACGACCCAGGCCACGCTGGCCGCAGATCCCGCGGGCAACCTGTTCGCGATCGACTGGAACGTCGTGGGTGGCGGTGGCGCCATCGTGCTGCCGTTGGGCGGTGAATGGATGGTTGTGTCTTCGGCGACGGCGGGTCACAGCTACATCAGCTGCCGCAACGTCGCGGGCACGGATGCGTCGCTGTCGTCGTACGGTCTCTCCTGGGAGGAGTGATCTAACTTTCTGAGAGCGCCTCTTCGGAGGCGCTCGATGGTGCCCCCATGTCCACAACCGGTAATGTTTTCCCAGGAGTTGGCGAAAACAATGCCGGGATTGGGGCCACAGCCTGGACGAATCCAGGCACGATCACGCTTGACAACACGTCGGATGCAACGTGTAACGCGGCGGCGTCGAGTCAATATCTCGTTGCACGTTCGTTCGACTTCAGCTCGATTCCAGACGATGCGGTCATCGTCGGCATCACGGTCCGGGCTGAGGCTTCAGAGCACTCGACGGGCACGGAATCGCTCTTTGCTCAACTGCAAAACGAGACGGGGACGCTCGTTGGCAGTTCGAAATCGCAGACGGTCAGCGGCACGGGTAAGGCCGTCTATACATACGGCGGGGCAGCCGATGTATGGGGCGCCACGCTCACGCCGGCAATCATCAAGGATGCGGACTTCGGTGTTCGCTTCTGGTTCACGTCTGCCCACGACGTACGTGTTGATTTCGTTACGATGGCGGTCGAGTACGAGGTTCCGCCTCGGCCGCATACGAGGACGGCAGCGCCTCAGCAAACACGGGCGCGGGAAGTTGCCGGATATGCGGTTGCGTTCATCGCAGCTGCGGCGCATATCCCGGAGCCTGCCGGCACCGACACGATTGGCGCAGCGAACTATTCGGTAGGCACGCATCAAGCAGCACTTGCCGAGCGCCAGCCGAAGCCGTGGGTTAGCAAGACTCCGGCAACGCTGATTCCTGCGCCGGTCGTCGCCGATAGTCCGCTCACGCGGATCATCGTCACGATCCCGCAGTCAGGGGCGAATCAAGCGCCGATTGTCTTTCAGGCGTTGGTTCCCGATGTCGCGCTGTCGAAACCGATTTTCACGGCTCCGCAAGTCGGCGAGCATCGGTCTCCACGGGTACAGCACGCGCTGATCCCAGCGCCCGCGGTACTCGATACGCCGATCGGGCGCCTTCTGAGTGTTCCGCCTCAGCGCTCTCAGGATGAACAACCTGAGTTCAGCAAGGCGCTGATTCCGGAACCGATCGTCGGTACGGACATCATAGGCGCGGCCAACTACACCGTCGGCACGCATCGACCGACGCAGCTTGCCGCAGCGATATTCAAAGCGCTGATTCCGGCCGCTCAAGCCGGAACTGACGTAGCGCTTGCGAAGTTGGTTATCTCTGCGCCTCAACGGGTGCCAAGCGGCGCGGCTCGCGTATATGGATACACGCCGCCCGCCGAAGATCGCGTATGGACACGGAACTACGAGGCTGACCAGCAGGTCTGGGCACAACCGCAGCCGTACTTCGCCCGAGTACGCATCGCTGCGCCGGCCGATACGCCGAAGCTGAAGCAACTGGTTGCCGGGCCGCAGTATCCACCGACGGCATGGGCTCGTGTGTATGGATACACGCCACCAACCGTTGCTGTAGTCGATACACCGCAGCCGAAGACGATTCGGGCTGGACTGCAATTCGTCCAGCAGGCGCAGCCGGTATTTGCCAAGGCTCAGATTGAGCCGCTGCCGTTTGCGACACCGAACGCGCGCACGCTCTACGCGTCGCCTCAGTCTCTGGCGAGTGGTGCGTCGTACACGTTCGGGCGCCTGGTTGTTGAATCGGTCGTTGTCGCCGATACGCCGATCACGCGGTTCGTCACTGGTACGCCGCAGACAGCCCAACATGGCGATGCGAAGGTCTGGCGCGGTGAGATCGCGGAAGTCGCGGTCAGCGCGCGGTTTGTATCGACAGCGCCTCAGCAGGCAGTCGATGGTCGTGGATGGGTAAAGAGCCCGGCGACCGAACATCAGGTCCAGGGCACGGACACTGCCGTCGGCGTCTTCCGGTTCGCCGATCAGCGCTTCGTGCCGATCCAGTATGCGATCGCAAGTCGCATTGCTGTCTCCTGGCAGCTGGCCGGCGGCAAGGTCGAAACGTTCACCTCGGGCTACGATGACGTGTTCTTCGAACCGAAGAAGCCGGACGACGTGTTCTTTGAGCCCACGGCATTCGACATCACCAAATTCGACGCGAGTGAACAGTGAAGATCGATTACACCTTCCCCGATGCGGTCAAAGATCCGGCCGCGGAGAAGAAGGTCGAGCTCAATCTGTTCAAGTTCTGCGCGAACTACTGGCGTGCCAACGAACTCGTAGCGCTGGGTGAGTACTTCCGCCCGGTCAAGGCGACGGGCTTCTCGTATCAGGTGAGCGTCGGCGGCACGACTGGCCCACGCGAGCCGGCATGGCCTGAAACGGAGGGCGCCACAGTCAGGAGCGGATCGGCAACGTTCACCTGTGCGGCTGCGGGTGCGAATGGGCTGAATGCTCTGAGCGATCCATCGGCGGTATCTGATCCCGCAGGCATGACTGTGACAGGAGTGTCGGTGAGCGAGTCGACCAAGCTCTTGGCCACGTATCAAGGCGGCACACTCGACCAAGACTACGACGCCGTCTTCACGTTCACGCTGAACGGCATCACTCGCGTGGCCAGGCAGAAAGTGCTGATCAGGAAGCGCTGATGGCCGTCGTCACGTTTGATGCCTCCCAGGTTCTAAAGAACGTGGGCAACCTGCCGGGTGCGCACAGGCGTGCTGTTTCCAGGGCATTGAACAAGACCGCTGGCAATGTGCGAACAGCAGCCAGCGTGGCGATACGTGCAAAGCGTTCCCTGTCCGCAAAGACAGTCAGGCAGGCATTCTCAATTAAGCAGGCGAATCCGAACAGGTTGGTGGCCACGCTGGCTATCACAGGCAGGTCAGTTCCACTGAAGGACTATAAGGCCAGGCAGACCAAGCGTGGCGTCACAGTGTCGGTCACGCCTGGATCGCGGAAGCTGATTGAGCATGCAGGCAATCGGGCATTCATCATTAATAGGATCGGTGGCCACGTGTTCGCGAGGCAGGGCAAAGCACGGTTGCCGGTCAAGAAGCTCTATGGACCATCACTACCTGCCACTTTCCTTAATGACGAGGTGCGCAGGGTATGGACCACGGCGGCACAGGAAGCCTTACCGAATCGACTCAGAGAAGAGATCCGCTTTGAGCTAGATAGGGTGATCGACCGGGCGGCAGCAAAGAGACGACGAGCATGACGCCGTGCCCCGCTTGCGCGCGCCGCGATGCTGCAGCTCAACATCGAAAGAGCCCTAGTGATCGCGACGCAGCAATGCATCGCACCAAGACGCGTCGCAGCATGGGCGGCGCACCATAATGATGCATCGCGGGGTCCTTCCTTTGATGCGACACACCACGGGCGCTGCGAGCGCGGATTTCGACAGTTTTTCGGGTTCTCTAACCCGCCACTATGGGTAGCGTAACGCAGCTCCCGGCGAGCGGCATTCATTGCAGCCTTCGGCAGCTGGCTGAGGAAACCGGGCTGGATCGGGACACAGTGCAGCGCCGAATCGCTGCCGCGAATGCTGTACCGAGTGGAAAGCGTGGCGGCCATCCAGTTTACCGCCTTCGCGACGTACTCAAGGCCGTCATGCTCAAGGATGACGACGGGCGCATCGATCCGGAAAAGCTGGAACCGTATCAGCGCCAGGCCCACTACAAGGCCGAGCTCGACAAGCTGAAGCTGGACCAAGAAACGCGGGAGCTGATTCCGCGGATCGAGGTCGAGCAGGAGCAGGCCCGCATCCTTCGCGTCGTGGCTCAGACGCTGGATACGCTGCCGGACATTGTCGAGCGAGACTGTGGCGCCACTCCGGCTCAGGTGCAGCGGATCGAGCGGGCGGTTGACGAGTGCCGCGAAGCACTCTTCACCGAACTGTCGGATGACGAGGCTGATGCCGAAGTTCGCGAGACCGCGTGACGTAACGCGCCACACGGCGCAGCTCGTCCGGGCGCCACAGCGAGTCAAGCCGAGCGCTGCCGCCGCGAAGTATCTGCGGACCGAAAAGGGTCCGTGGGACCCGTCGTTGTCACCGATGATGCTCGAGCCGCTCGACCTGTTTGGGTCGCGCGAGTATCAGGGCGTCGTGTTCGTGGGGCCGGCGCGCAGTTCCAAGACAATGAGCCTGATCCTCGGCGGGATCACGTACATCGTGAAGTGTGCGCCCGGTGACACGCTTATCACGCAGATGAGCCAGGACACCGCGCGTGATTTCTCGCGCATGGATCTG